CCTCTGGGAAGCTGCCTTCTCTTGGGGCCGGGGGATGGAGCCGTACCGGGGGACTGTTAGAAGCAAGGTGTCTACGGGGAATGTTAGATCGAAGAAGCCGAGATGCCCGTTCTGCGGTGCACAGACCAAATGGATCCGCGACAAGCTGTTCTGCCGCGATTGTGGCTACTTCGAGTCCTGCTGCGACGGTGGGAAAGAGTCGGTACCAGGAGGGGAGTGTTAGACAGACATGGGAAAAGACCAGGTCACACAGGGATGGGCAGTCCTGGACGAGATCCTGCTGGATAGCCCTGGCAGAGAGAATGGAGAGAAGTTCCGGAGGCCCAAGAAGGACCGCATGACCAAGAGGGAAATGAAGACCATCCTTGAAAAGCTGTTCAACATCACCGATGAGCTGTCCCTCGACGTGGTCTGGGAGCACATGGAGGAGGTCTGGGCCAAGGAGGATGGGGAATGTTAGAACGGTGTTCCCTGGGAATGTTAGAAGCTCAGTTTGATGGGAATGTTAGGTGGATTGACGCTTACGCAGAGGGAGAGTGTTAGGTACTGGATCTCCGGCGCGCGCCTCGGGAATGTTAGTAACGAGATCAAACTTTATGCAGACAGGAGTGTATAAATACGAGATCGGGAGGAAAGAGAAAGTGTGGGTTTGGTGGGTAGTTTCCGGGTCAAATAAAAAAGATGGTCAAATAGCATGCACCCTTGCACCATTTCAGGAGCCGGTTTGGTGAATAGGGTGCATAGTAAATCAGCAAAGTATTTGACTGACCCCGAAAACCCCCCTGTTTTGTTTTAGCTCGCTGAAACACCTTTCACCACCTTTCACCACCTTTCACCAAATTAGAGCCTGACAAGAAAGGACTTACAGGATGGTGAAAGGTACCCCCCCCTCTCCCAAGACTTTAGTATAGGAAACCCGGAAACCCTTTTAGAGATTTATAGAAAGAGTTATGACCCCCTTTCCTTGCACCCAATACATTCCCACAGGATATCCTCCTGATATAAAAGATCTTAACTCTGGTGAAAAGTGTCCAGGGACCTTTCACCACCTTTCACCACTTCCCTCTGAAGTCACTGAAAAACAACGCCTTCTGGCTCCAGGGACCTTTCACCATTTATCCAGTTGCACACATGTTGTGCAACCCCCTTCCAGTTCTTGTATAAAACCATGAATGAGCGGAAGGATGGATTTAGTAAATTCTTCACCAAACTCAGTAGTAATTCCACTCACCCCGAGTCGGCGCCACTCTTCGATGAAGAACCGCCCGACTCATCTCCGCTGCACACCGCTTTACCGCTGGCAGCAGCACACGAGGACCAATCAAGCCACACCAGTGTGGAACAGGACCAGGCCGATCAACCCTTCGAAGAGGCTGTGCCTCTTGAAGATGAACTAGCCGACCTTCTGGATTCTATTGATTGAAACCTCTTAGAGTTACTAACGAAGCTGCCGCTCATATCTTTACTGAGTGCTTCATTCAGTATGAAGTCTTGGCTGAGGCAGGTCCTCGCGTACTTGGTGAGGAATCAGCCCTTCAAGAGTTCGTTTTCGACTTTGAGATCGTCGCTTCCCGGGTCCTCACTCCCGTAGAGCTCAAGCTGTTCAAAATGAGGGCCAAGCACAGGATAAAGCCATCGGTTTGTCGTCAGACATTACAACTCTCATGGGACGGATATCGGCACATGAAGGAGCGGATCCGCATCAAACTCGGCCGCGGACTCGTCCACTATCGTCTCTGGCCGCTAGAAAGCTATTTCAATGAAAATCACGAAAGAAAGGTGAACTTCTGACTTCCATTCGTCACCGGCTGCGGGTAAGATTCTCGCTGTGGTTTCAACGCCTTCTCTCTAAAATACTCTGGAGGATACTCATGGTCGATGAAAAACCCGACCAGTCCCTTGTAAAGTCCGATCGCTCAGACCAGCTCCACGACCAGCACGACGTTGATTCGCTCTCCAGGCTGATGCTTGAGCAAAAGGAGAGCTATGATCGGAACTTACTCGAGGAGAGGCTGTTCAGCAACAAACTGAAGAACTGGCTGGATCGGTACTCCCGCATGAAAGCGGATCACCGGATTATGGAAGACCAGCTTATGCAGGAAGCTGCCGTTCTCCTGGGGAACCCACCGCGTTCCGCTGCTGCAGCAGCAGCGGAAGAAACTCCGGAAGCGGAACTGGTAGATCCTCCGGAGGAGTGATACTCTCAGTGAGCCTTGCTAGGGACCTTGAGCCGTTCAGTCACGGTGGGGAATGTTAGGGTACTCTTTACTTTAAGGTGTGTATGAGGCTGCGGGAGTGTTAGTTAACCGCGTCACGGCCAACCTCATCGTCGAAAATATTCCTTTTCCTTGTCTCCACCTGGCCGGCGTCGACCAGTTGACAAATTTCGCATCCATCCTTCCGGTTCATCCATTGTCTTCGGGTTAAACTCTTTCAGGCCAGCGACCGCCAGCTTGGGTGAGCCGTATCACCACCCATCATCAACGCAACAGCCATCGGTCAGGATGATCCGGGCACGGTTGAAGGTCAGTGGCATGATCTCATACCACCAACCCATTTGACCGTTGGACCCTGGCTTAATCGCTTTCTTGATCCTCTTCCTTCCAGTAGCGCACCACCAGTTTCCTCAGTAGCAAAGCACTGACGTACAACCCAACACCAATCACGCCAAGCACCCTCGCGGCCCCATACTCAAAAAAGAGGAGGTCGTATAACTCGCTCATTCTTCCTCCTCCTCCGCGTATTTCACGCAGCTGCACCCAATTAACTGACCCCCACACTTCGGGCATTCCTCCACGTCACAGCCTGGGTGATGAAAATGCCCAACCTTCGCTCCACAGTCGTGGCAGCGACCTCCGTCACGTCCCCAATCCGCTCTGGTTTCCTCGCCGTGCTTGACCGGAGCCAGATTGTCCCCATCCTTCATCGGGATCGCAAACTCCTGACACCCGTCCGACTCGTGCATACCCCGCTTACACTCCTTGCACAACGCTCCAACCTCACTGAACCACTTCTTGATTTCCTCGTCTGTGATCCTCCAGTTGTCATTCGGCAACCCTGCAACGAACTTCTCCTTGAACTGTATGTGGAAGTGGACCGCCGATGATGGCTCCCCCTGGCCTGTTCGTGCATACGTCTGTACCTCGTTTGGATCTTCCTCAAACCAGTCGGTCAGGATCGCCAGAGCCAGATCCGCTGGTCCGCTGCCCCCGTAACCCCACTCGAACCCATCCGGTGAGTGGTAGGAAACGTGGGTCAGTGGCTTTAACCACGGATCACGGTCCAGCTTTGGAAGAACAACATGGATAAGCAGTTCATTCTCATACCTTCGTCCCTGGTAGAATTTATCCTTGCTCATGTGCTTCCCTCCATGCCAATTTGAACTCACCCAAGGATTCAATAAGATCCTTTTCTTCGGTGAGATCCTTATACAAGGTTTCTGCGATCTCATAGGTCTCAACCGCCTTGGCAATGGCGACTGCCCACGAAAGTCTCGCATCATAATCTTCGTCACTTGAACATTCAGCGACGAGGCAGTTCTTGTCGTCGAGCAGGTAAATCCGCTTACCCATATGCTCGACTCTTAACGGTCGTGTGTGGATATACATTCGTCCTCCTCTCAATGTTTGTAGCCAATGGTTTCGATGCTCTCCCGCGTCGAGAAGCGGCATACCTCTAACGGTTGACCTGTGGTCTGAGCAAGCCTTTTGGCTATGGGTTTAAGTTTGTCAATCATGGCCTGGTCTGCGCCGACCATCGGTATCCATCCCGAGTCGGAATGGAATCCGCACACGCCTTCGTTTCCCGCTTCGTCCGTGGCTATGAATGCGAACAGTTCTTTGATCTTCAGCGGCTCCACAATCGGTCCTCCTATCGTTTCGTTAATCTTTGGATGACGTGAGCCAGAAACGCAGCGCGTCTGCCTCCTGTTTGTCGAAAATATAGAGATCGCAAAGCCTCCAGGTTTTCCTCTAGCTCTTTATAGGCTCCGGACTTCTCAGCGCGAATCGTCTCTAGCTCTATCCACACGGCTCGATCATCAGCGCATGCTTTCAGGCTAATAGGGTCGTCCTTCTCTGCGATCATCAAAAAGGTGGGTTTCCCATGAACGACGACCGAATCTCCTTTCCGCGAGACCTCGACTTCGTAAAAGGATCCGGGCGACCTTGACGGGAGCTTGTTGAAGTGACGCTCCTCGTCACCGTCGTGCCAGACATGGAAGACTTTATTCTTGCTGTCGAGACGCCTTCCTAGATATCTCCACTCCTCCTTATTCGGCTTCTTTGGTGTCATATCACTCCTTTCTCTTTCATCCTTCTGTGCAGCACAGTCTTGGAGACCCCTACCAGTTCAGCGATCTTCCTCCATGATTTCCCTTCGTGGCGCAGCACAATAGCCCAAGCCTCGTCGAACTGTGTCTCCCTGCGACCGAGTTGAGTACCGTTTCTCCTGGCTCTGTCCAGTCCAGCTAAGACCCGTTCGTTAATAAGCTCGCGCTCAAATTCGGCCATGATGCCTATTAACCCGAACATAGCTCGGCCCATCGGTGTGGACGTGTCCACGGCTTCCTGGTGTGAAACGAACTGGACCTCCAATTCGCTGAACTCCTTCAAGGCAGAAACCAGATGGTGTAGGCTTCGCGCAAAGCGGTCAAACTTCCACACCATGACAATGTCGAACTTTCCCCGCTTCGCGTCTGCCATCATCCGATCCAGAGCCTCGCGGGACTCCTTGGTTCCGCTCACCCCTCGGTCAACGTACTCCTCGACGATCTCCCACTTGCGCCGTTTCGCCATCTCCCGCAAGTCCTCCAACTGCATGCCTTCGTCCTGGCGCACCGTTGAG